CAGCCGATGTCTACGTGGAACTGCTGAACGGACTCATGGGCTACGCGGAATCGCGCATCTTCCATGTCGTCATAGACGGTGAGGGCTCGCCCCGAAGCTTGGCGCAAGCCAGCAGGAAGCGTGGACTGTGCAGCCATCTCTGAAATACCGAGGTACTTCAGCATGTTGGTTGCGATCATGTCCTTGTAGGCGTACGTGTCCGGGTGAACCGGCTGCGGGTTAAACGTCCTCGGCTCAGAGCCTGAGTATTCGATGAACGTCCCGATGTCGTTGTCGATGTGCGTCTTGCCGAGCGTGCCGGCTTGAACCAGGATGTGGCTTCCGCCCATCAGGTTATGCGCGAGCTGAATCTTCTCGCTGAGCCGGTCGTACTCGTCTTGAGCCGACGCAAGCTCCAAGGCCATAGAAGGCCCGAACACGCCAGAAAGCGTAGCGTTAAGTTTAAGGAAGGCAAGTCCCGCGTTCTTGTGGCGCGTCCACGGCAACGCCTGAAGCGTGCCTGAGTTCATGCCGCCGTTCACGGATACGACTCGAAGGCCATCGTCCGCGTCTGGGCCTGACGCAAGGTGCGTGGCCTCGTAGACGAGAATCTGGTCCGAGTGTCGAGTCGTGTTCAGGTAGACCGAGTCGTCGTCTTGTGGGCGCGGAGCGGCGAGAATAGACGCACGGCGCTCTTCGAGGGTGCCATAGAGCGACTCGTCGTCGCTGTCATCCTCGCGGCCAAACATCTCCAGCACAACGCTCCGGTCCATGTAGCAACGATGGTAGAAGCATCGTGGCGTGCCGTAGCGAGACTCAACTTCGCTGATGAGCAGGTCAAAGATAGGAACGCGCTCGATGACCGGCTGGCCGTCCTGGATGTAGACCTTCACCGCAGCCGTGCCGAAGACGAGCACGTCTAGGATGAGCTGCGGATAAATCTTGGCGTAGCTATTGGCAGCGAACGTGCCGGCCATAAACTTGTCGAGCTGCTGAGCACGGAAGCGACGAAGGAAGTCTGCACCGACAGTCTGCGCGCTTGGGAGCGGCATCTGCCGGCACAGCTTCGCTTGCATCGTGTGGATAGCGTTGCGTGCGACGTTAAAATTGACGCGCTCATCCCAGATATTCTTAGTCGGCATCCCGAACATCTTCAGGTCGGTGCCGTATACCTGGGCGGCTCGCTGCCACATCTGGCGGCGGTACGATGACTCGTTTCGGATGTCATTGACCGCACCGATGACTGCGCCTCCGGGGTTCTCATCTTGCTGATAGAGAAGCCACCATGCTTCAGTCGTGTCGGAAATACTCGCCATATGCGCCAAGTATCCATAACCAGCGACCTACTTCAAGAGCGGAAGCGTAGATACTTGGATTCGCGTTCATTTTTCTTGCGTATCTTCTTTTCTAATGGGTTCCATATTTCCTTCTCTTCTTTGCTTAGCCCCTGGTATCCGTCCTCGAACTCGTTCTGCTGCGGGCTTTCTTCCAGCTCGTGCCACCTTGTCAAAGCCATGCAGATAGCCGGGGCATAGTCGGCGTGGCGACCATCGCCAGACTTGGCGAGGTCGATGCTGATGCCCGATTGCGTGTACCGGCGGATGACCCGTTGGAGGTCTTGGCGGACGAACGAGTCAGGCGGAAGCTCCACGTCGCCGATCTCGAACATGGTGCGGAGCGTCAGGTATCGTTTGGTGCGCTCCGTCGAGGTCCACGCGTGAGGCACGAGCACGAGCCCGACTTGGTTAGCCAAGTCACGCAGCGCGTCGCCCATGTACTGATCGCTATCCAGTATCGTGACCCTATATGCTTTGAGTATGTGTGCAATCTCTTGGAGCACGAGTGCAGGACGCAGTGGATTTACTGGGCTTCCGGTCCACTGGCGAGCCAAGCAGATGACCTTCTTCTTCCTGCCTGAGCCAGTAGCGACGACGAGGGTGAAGCTATTGCCTCTGGTTGCCGGGTCGATGGCTGCGGTGTACGTCACTCCGGGCTGAGGTGCGGAAGCAATCGGAGCTTCTCTCGTGGCACCTTCAATCATGTTTGTCGTGAAGAGCGCCTCTTCTGGGTCAGCGAACTCTGCCTCGATGTCGGTGCGATAGATGCGCGGGTCGCGCCTCGCAATCTCCAGCTTTTCCGGCGTCCAGATGATGGGAGCCATGTCATAGGCTGGAGCTTTGACGACGACGCAGTCTCGACTTGGACGGCCCCATCGTTCTTTGACAAGGTCGTAGAGGAACCCCATCGGAGCCCACGGCGACGAGATGTAGACGAGCTGCGCTCCTGGCAGGATGCGGAGCAAGACGGCGTCGCGCAGGTCGTTGACGGAGACGGCTGCATCGTCGGAGCCCCATCGAGCGACTTCGTCGAGGATGACGCCGGCAGACCAGCGGGCCACGAGGGACGTACCGGCCTTGCTGGACGCGACGACTTTAATCTCTACGGGCCTTCCTGAAGGGTGCCGCATCATCAGTGTGTCGGCTGTCGGAGTCTCAAGGACGAGCTTTGACAAGAGCGGAGACGCCATCGTGCGGCCCACGATGTGGCCGTAGACCACGTCCGCGAGGTCTTTTGAGAGAGAGACGATGGAGATGCGCGGAATCTCTCCAGGGCCTAGCCTCGATAGGTCCGCCCGCTGCGACCAATGAACCGCAAGCGCCGCAGCAGATAGGCTCTTCGCGGTACGGATGCCCGATACAATCGCGAACTCAGACGGCTTCGTCGCTTCTGGAACCACGCCACCGAACGCGCGGAGTACGACTGGGTCATCTGCAAGGTCGCCAAGAGGACGACCATCGGCAACGCGAGCAATTGCTCGTTGAAGCGGGCTAGCAGTGGTGAGAGCAAAACCAAGAGGAGAGGTGAGCAAACCCTCGAAGTGAACAAGGCTTTTCTCCTCCAGGTTCTGCTTAACCCTGGCTTCGAACGCGCTTAGAATGTCAGCTGACGGGGAGTTTACGCGGGCGTCCACGACGGCGGATGATGGCTTCTTCAACGGCAGGCTCCTCGACAGGTGGGGCGGCTTCCGTCACGACTACGGGCAGGCTGAGCATTTCGACGACGTTATCTACTGGGACGAGGACGCCCCCGGATCGGACGAATCCTTCGTGGTAGTAGAGGTCGGCGTGCTTTGGCCGGTAGAAGGTAGTGGTGATTCGGCTCTCTTCGGATGGGTCGGAGACACCACGAAGGAACACGGCACGTTGCAGTTGGAGCATTTGTGAGCCTTTGGCCTGATGACTGGGAATAGAGCTTCGATGAACTCGATGCTCATGGACTGGGTGTGCTTGTAGTCTGGCGAGACGAACTTGATGTCTTTGCCGAACGAATGGATTGACCATCCGGTCATAGCTGCGACAGGTTCTGCGTACCGTCGCCAGCCGTCGCAGTAGGCTTTGGCAGTGGTGACGAAGTTCCCGCCGGGGATGCGGCGCTTGATGGAGTCACTCATGGGGCGGGGCCTTGGTGCGGCATGATAGGCAGGCAATGAATCGGTAGTTGATTTCGTTCTCGAATCTGCGAGCGAACTCACCGCACGAGCATTGGACGAGCCAGCGTCTGGACGAAGCGGAGCCCATGTCTTCGAGGAGCTTCAGGAGGGTCCACTCGTAGTGCTTGTAACCTGGGTACTTGCGGCTGACCGTCTTGAACCGCCTTGGGATTTGGGTCACGGCTGGTCTTTCAATGCGGCTGCGAGCTGTGCGCGGGCTTCGTCGCGCTCGCGCGCCATTGCGTTGATCGCGGCCAATGCGCCGTGGAGTGAGCTGATCGCGGCAAGCTGCGCGCGGGCTTCGTCGCGCTCTTTGGCGATGGTGCAGAAGTCAGAGGAGCTGCACTCGCAACGCCGAGCCGCCCACTCCTCGCGCGCCCAGTCGCGCTCGCGCCGGTATCCATCGGACAGCTCGGCGAGGACGGCAAGCTTGTCGCGCTCGCGGGTCATCTGCTCCAGCCGGTGCCGCAGGTCGAGTAGGTCGGTCATGCTTGCTCCCATTGGATGCGGGTCATGAGTTGTTCGGCGTAGAGCCGGACCTCGGCAGCGCGAAGAGCAGAAGCGAGCCCGCTCTTGGCAACGAGCCGGTCGAACAGCTCAGAGCCGACAAGGGCGCGCG